TTCTGATACTTCTTCAAGTTCTATTTGTGGTATTGGAATTATTATTAATTGACCTACTCTATCTCCGTCTACATATCTTTTCATTCCTGCAAAATATGCGTCCTTTTTAAATTTATATCTAAATACAATTTCACCTCTATACCCTGAATCTATTACTCCAACACCATTTGCCAATCTCAAATCTGTTTTTGATATTGATGATCTTGGAAACAACAATCCTACATGACCTTCTGGTATTTCAACCGCTATACCTGTATGATATTGAATAAAGTTATGATCTGGATTAATTGAATGTTTGGTTGCGACCATATCGAGACCGGCATCTCCTACTTTTGCATATGCAGGAACTACAGCTGTTTTAACTAATTTTTTAAACTTTACTTTCATTATGATGCTTGTAATTGTACTAAATAATAAGTTGATGTTCCTTCAGCTAACTTAAATACAACTTTTGCTAATCCTGCACTTGATACATTTAATTCTCCTTCTTCACAATCTTTATTTGCCTGCAAAATCTCTTTAAATAGATTTGCTGAAAAACAAGTTGCAGATAAATCTGTTGCATTTGGTATATCCAACGGCCATGTTATTCTATTAGTATTCAAAGTAGAATAGTTAAGAATCATTTCAGTTGTTCCATTTCTAGATTGTACTGCAAAATTTTCTGTTTCTGGCAATGCATTTTTTGATTTTATAAATTTATCTGTAAAGTCTTTTGTTAATTTAAATGTTACATTCCAATCAGGTGTATTTTTAAGATCTGGAACTTGTCTTATGACTGATAAATCTGCTAACATAAAAGTTACCTTTGTAGTTTTATCAGAGATTTTAATTGAAAATGCACTTGAATCAGCTTTATTGACTTTAAAATCTACTTCATCATCTAATGCAGTTAATAATTTTGTTAATTGAGATGTTGCATAAATTCCTAATGTACAATCTTCAACATCAAATCCGTTCATTGTTACTGAACCAATTACGTTCTGATCATCTGTAATAAATTTACAATGCAATGTTTTATCTTTTATTTCCAGTTTAACAGAATTTGCATTACCTGCTAAATGATATTTATCGATAAAACTAATTAATTTTTTCTTTTCCATATATTTCCTTTTTATTCAAAAAATTTGTTTAATACTTCATTATTTACTAAGTCTCTAGTACTTCCTCCAAACCTATCATACAATTGTCTATTTTTATTATAGATGTGTATTGCTTTATCTGGATCTTGGAACATTTCTTCCATGCTCATTAATATACTATAAAAGTCTCTTGGCACTACTGTTTGTAGTAATTCGTTATGACATTTTACTATTTCTTCTACTTGTTTAACAGTTTCATTAAATACAAATAAATTATTTAATGTCATTTTCATTGTCACTGGACCTTTATAATTTGATACTTCTCCAAATGTCATTCCTTCTGATACTGGATGTCCTAATGGATTAGGAACTAAATCATCAGCATTATAAGGAAGATTTTCTCCTTTTGGAAAGTATAAATCAGTAAAAGTCATTTTACTCAATTGAGGTGAATGCAAGTAAGTTCCATATACAGGATATAAACCTGGAGAACTTGAATCTGTTGATATTTGTATCCCACCACCATGATATTTGTTTACCATCTTTTGAAAGAAGCTTAACATAAAGAAATCAGATATTTTAGAAATACCTAATACATGAATAAATTGATTTCTTGCTTTTTCAAATTCTCTATTCTTTATCATAGGAACTAATGCAGACATGAACATAGTTACTCTTTTTTGAGCACCTCCAATACACCAACCATTGAATTCAAAGTCTTTCATTTTCTGATACCATGCTTCATATTCTTCAACATTATTACCTTGAATAACATTTAAAAATTTACATTTACCTGATTGGTTATCTGCAAAATATTTAAAGTTATCATAACTAATATCCATACATTCATAAAACTTTCCATCATATTTTGCTCTAGGCGGAATATCTAAATTAACTCCTAAGTCACAATTTGCCTCTAACCAATCAAATATAGTTTTCTTAAATGATGGGTCCCACTTAATTGCACCGGTGGCCAATTGGAAGCCTCCTGAATCTCCTAATACTAATACATCTTTTCCTAATCCATATCTTTCTCTTGCATCTGGCCATTTGTAATGATGACCTGCTGTAATAAGAAAATAAGGATGTCTCCATCTTTCTGGAAAATCTTTATCATAAAATCTACATGTAAGTCCTGGCTTAACTTCTTTATTTTTCTTAAAGTCTCCTGCACATCCTCCTGCAGATAATGATGGATAATAAATTAAATCTTTCATATGTTCTCTTGTCCTAATAATGATTCACATAATTCTTTTTCATGCCAAACACATAATTCATGTTCATAATCATTGGCAATAATATAACCCTCCATTTGTCTTCCTAAATCAGATCTTTCAACTATATGTGGATGAACTTTAGGTTTTTCTAATGCATCTTCTATTGTTTCTAATGCATCTTTAACATCAAATGGTTTATACATTCTATCAACGTCTATAAATTCTGGAAAACTTCTAAAGAATGGAAATACTATATCAGCTCCAAATGCAGTTGATTCAATAACTGTCCATGATACATAATCTTGTAAAGATGAATTAAATTGTATTTTACATGTTGCTAATTCTGTATAATATTCTTCTTTTGTTAGACCTGTCATTAGTTTGAATCTAGGCTGTCTTTCTGCTAAATCATTTAATGCATCTATAACTCCTGGTAACATTGATCTAAATGATTTACCAGATGTAGTTACATGCCATTCATAATCTGGATGATTTTGTAGAAATGCTTCTGCAACTTTCATCATAAAGAATGGATTCTTTTCTTTATCTAATCTAGATGAATAAACAATTGTATTTTTCTTTTCATATGAACCACTTGGAAGTTTTTCTAATGTTGCCTGTTTATGAATTGGTAATGAAACAACATGTATTGGAGCATTAAATCCAGCTGATCTTAATTGTTCTTTATGAATAGAACTACCTACAAATATACCAGTTAATCTTTTATCCAATCCTAATTCATAAGGACGCATCCAATCTCTCATTGGCCATGTAAAATCATATTCATCTACTGATTGTGCATGTAACATTGTATATACTTTAATATTCTTATACCCATACAGGTCTAATGCATACCATATGGCTTCAACTCCTGGAGTCCAATAGTCTTGCAAGAATATTATATCACCGTCTTTAACTTTATCATCATACAACATTTGTAAAAAGTTTTGGCATTGAGATAAACTATATTTACCTCTACCAATTGCATCTAATACTGCACCAACTTTAATCTCACAATCTTCATCAAAATCTCCTTCTACATCAATAAAATTTAATTTATCTTTGTATTTTTCAAATGTTTTAGGCATCCATTCTTTACATAACTGATATGTATACCTAGCTTTTAATGGCTCTAAACCAAAATAAAATAAGTTTCTTTTCATAATTTTTATTCTTTTATTCTGTCAAATTTATAATCATCTGGATTGATTTCCATCATATTACATTTTGTAATTTGATGCACACGATACCAACCAGCATCAATTGATAATGTATCAGTTTTTTTAAGTTTAGCAACATGAATATCTGGTATTCTATATATTATATGAGATCTGTTAAATATAGACATTGGAATCTTATCCATTGTCTTTGAATTAGCTTCTATAGTAACATATTGCTTTGTTTCTAATATATTATGAATATCATCCCAATTACCATGAACACAACACATTTCAATATACTCAATTGTAAAATATACATGAGGATATTCTTTATAATTTTTAGGCAATTGACCTCTAACAAATACAGTTTCGATGTCAGATAATCTACCTTCTACTTCTTTACCATACCAATAACTTTTTCCGTACATATCTTTTATTTTTATTTAATATAAGAAATTTTTTGCAAACAACCAAATTATTTAACTATTTTTTTAATAAATCTTTATTTGGATTGATTGTATTATCTAATTTATCAATATCATTTCTGACATAATCAAATCTACGATCAGTTGAACTAATGACTCCATTAATTCGATCTACACAATCTTTATATAATTCATTATCGTTTTGACGCAAAT